TCACTCGTCCTCCTCCTCCATCGTGACGGTTACAGCTGAAACAATGCCAGCTTCCGTCGTCGTTAGTGGCTCTTGCATCACTTGATCCGCACTTAGGGCAGGGTTGGTGTGTGTTGGTGAAAGCCATGATTTCGGTATTTGTTTATTTGCATATATTATGTTTTTCTTTTCGCACCAACGAGCGTATGTGGTGTTGCTTCCTTTCCGAATCTTATTGTAAGCATTCATAAATACGAGACGGATGTCTAGGTGTGGATGTTGTTCTCGTACTAGTAAATGCTTCGTTCGATCCTCCACCGTCCACACACCTTTAGCTTCAATGATGATGCCGTTAGGTAGTATGAAGTCGGGAGTGTAAGTAGCTATCTTCTGATACTCTAACTTGATTGTTTCGTACTCAAAGGCAACACCACTACGCTGTAGCTGGTTAGCTAAGGTTTGTTCGAATCCAGAGCGGTACTTAGAAGTTGGCGATGACCTCTTCTTCCGTTTCTTCCGCATCGAATCCACCCTCTAAGTTTTCACCGCCATTAACAAATCCTTCTTCTTCAGTAGTGAATCCAAATGCAGATGCTGCGATGCTGGATACTCCACCTTCTCCCAATTGTAGGACTTGTACTGCTTGCAGATCAAAGGTAACTCCGAAACCCATTGATGCTGTGTACCAAAACCTCGGACGGAAAGCTACATTTACTGTACTACCACCCCAGACTTTTACTTCCGGATCAAGATGTTTACCTTGGGAATCGTACAGTGCAATCGACATGTGATATACTTCACCATCTTTGCGTCGTCCTCCAGCTTTGATCTTTGCTTTAATTAAGAATCCACCATCCACTTCCTCAATCGGAAACTCACGCTGTGTGATACCTTTACCAGGATTAGCTTCTTGTGTTGCTCTTAGCTCTTCCTCGTACAACGGACGAAGCTGCTGTTTGATAGCGTCTGCTTGTGCTTTATCGATGATGAGATCACAGCTGTACACACCAAACTCTGGATCAAACTTTTTGTTTGGTTCATTTAAGTGACAGTACTTAGCCACTCCTTTAGCTTTAATAATCTCGTGTTTCTTTCGTGCTTTTATACTCATTGTTTTATCTATCGGTGTTATGCAGTAACTTCTGCTTTTTTATTTCTTTTCGTCATCCAATTTACTAACTCATCTCTAAGTACATGCATCTCAGAGTTCTTAGCTGGACCACGCAATAACGGAAAATCAGGCTCATTCATCCATTCCCTAACTGACTTGACATTTTTATTTGTCAATGCAGCTACTTCAAAACTATTAAGCATGAATGGTGGATTTAACCTCACTTGTTTTTTCTGTTCTTCTGTTAGTGTTTTACTTTTTCTACTCACATTTCATTTAGTATTTGGTTGTTAAGACAACAGATACTTCATACGCTTTACTGCGGAGACATCTAAGTCTCCAAGCTCCGGCACGGATGGAAGTTCTGCGGTCGGGTTGTTGTTGATTTGCTCCATTCGGAACTCAGTCAGGAGATCAACAGAAAATGTCTTTGCATATGTTTCTCGTACAATTGTATTCATTCTTCGTACATTACAAGCGTGGGTCACAAAGCAGTCATGTATAGTAGCCAAGTCAAAGTCAACCTCATTAGCAACTTGATGTACGATGCAAGCGTCTAAGCTGTGGATAAAGTTAGCAGTCACTGCGTTGCCGTGGTGCTTGGTATCTACCTCATCCGTCTCAGTGTGAGTGCGTACATATACAGTAGTGTTATCAAATACAGATTCTAAATCTACCTTCTTGTACTTACGGAATTTCTGTTTAACTTTAAATCCTGTAGGTGTAGTCCAAGTAATACCGTTTTCGTTAGGTAAGCATTTGATAGTATCTCGTAAATACCTCATCACTTTCTTCACTGGTTCACACACTTCATCAGCTATCGTGTTAATGATATTACTGATCCATATAACAGCAGTTAACATCTCGCCTGTACTACTCCACGGATGATTAACTCCTATACTTTTAAATAAATCCTGTACCAAGTTATAACTAGTAGCTCCGTACGGGCGGTTCATCACTGCCATCTTAGCTATCTTTCTTTTGATACCGTACTGCATCCAAGTCTTAGCTATAACACCACCATCTTTTACTAGCTCATTGTGTATACGATCTGCTACATATTGATACATATCATTAGCTTTGTCTTCTTCTACCAGGTTACACATCCGTCCCGTGTCTTTGTCTCGTAATAACAAACTCAGTATCTGCATACCATTATTACTACAGTCCTGACGAACAGGTAGATAGCTAACATATCCGTACCCTTCCTCCGTAAACTTCTTAAACTCTAAACAGAATCTCAGGAAACAAAACGGATCACTAGCTTCCGTCCACCAATCGCTTCCGTGTGGATCATTCGCTGCTTCAAGGATAAAATTCTGTCTCTTACCTACCCACTCAATACGTTCATCCCGTGTACCTTTTACTCCCCACATGTTCGCACCGTGGACAAATATCGACATAACATCCTCCTCATCCACTACTTGCTGACCATTCTTAAAGTCTAACAAACTCTTAGCTAAATCGGAACCTTGTGGATGTAAGTAGTACGGAATAGCGTACACTCTACCCCTGTAATCACAACGATACGGAAAGTATAACTTGTCCCACTTACTGTACATCTTAGCTAAGTGTAAAACACGACAAGCTTGGTATCTTTTAGAGCTGTTACTAGCGTTGGTCTGTTTAATATCTTTTTGTTTTAACTTCCAAACACTCAACTCCTGTTCATCGCCACCTGTATAGTATGGTTGCTCTGGTATCTCTCCAAAGTTAGGAATGTTTCCTACTACTCTCTCATTCTCCCAACACTTCAATGTAATATCTAACATATCCGTATTGATCTGCCACTCCACCTTCTGAAGTTTATTAACAGCAGACATGACATGGTCGTAGTTATTCCCTTCAAACCACTCAACAGGTTTCCCCGTGAAGAAAGTCTGTGGAGGCAGTTGTTCTATATCGTATCCACCACCCATCAATCCGTGCCACTCAACAGGTCGGTCAGGTAATGCCATCTTAAATACTTGCCCCGCCTCCTTCCACTTATCAAAGCGATGTATCCAATCTTTAAACTCAGTAGTAGGTAATACAAAGCGTTCAGGCATCTTACTGCTCACACTATCACGCATACCCACTTTGAACAGACCAGTTTGCTGGCGTATCTCCTCCAACAACCACAATCCTAAACCAACCTTAGCCTTGTGATGCCACAATTCAAAACGGACATCTTCATACTTATAAAACTGCTTGATCTTACTCTGTTTCTTACGGTCAGGTATAGCTAACAAGTCTTGTTTGTTAAGACTCAGGTTCTCCAATGCATACTTCCACCGAGCTTCATTCTCAAATGCTTTTCCAATCCTGTACCCCATCTTACCAATCGCTAAGTGGTTGTCTAAGTTGTTGAGGAAGGTACGCAAAGCAATAACAGCAATCTCATACGGACACATATCCATGACAAAGGTCAGGTAAAGTGGTGTCGTGTATCCTGGACCGGAGAACTGATCGATGATGTGCTTGACACGGTCACCTAACTTCGGGCACATACTCTGCAACATACGCTTACACGATGCTGTGTGACTACTCTCCCCCTCCTGCCTCAGCTTGGCTTGTCGGTTACGGTACTGCGTCCGTCCCCACTCCCTCATCTTAGCTACATGCCCACTCATAGATTCTCAAACCAATCAAAGTTACCTTTTGGCTTCATCCTTGGACGGTTAGAACGAATAGCAATCAAGCGTCCGTCCTCTGTCCTTTTGTATGTCCCGTCCTTATTCCGTTCGAACCCGTAAATCTCAGTCATCATCCAAAACTGTTGGAAGCCATCGTTGATAGCCTTATGATCTATGGAACTGTAATCCAGATCGTGTCTAGCTATGCCTTGGACGATATGATTCTCAGGGTACATCTCGGTTAAGTAAATCGGTTCGTATTATATCTGCTTCAGCTTCCCAAAAAATTCCGCTGTCCTTTTTCTCTTGGGTCTTCGTATCCTTCCCACCTGAGCCAGTGCTCAATAGCTTCTTCATCACCTTCAAATTCTTCAATCTCTTTAAGTAGCCACTCTCTTTCTTTTTCTTCATCGTATAAATCATCGTATGGGTTATTGCTGTTAAGCCAGCCGTCGTAATTGTATCCTCTCATACCGTTATGGTTTTGTAGTTGTTCATTAAGATTGTCAATAAAACATACCACGGAATCTTATCGGATTTACTTCGGTTTTCTTCAGCCCAAAGTGGTTGTAAGTTCTGCCAGTTAAAACATACCTTTTGGTGGCTCGGTTTAGTCATGTCAAAGAATGCACACGGAATAATGTGATCGATATGCCACTCTCCGTAGTTATCCCAAGACATTCCTTCTGTAAACTGAGACTCAAGGTGTGCTTTAATTTGTAACGGACTAGCACCAAATAACTCGATACTTTTAGCAGACTTGTTACCATCTTTAATAGCGTTGTTAAGACGGCTCCGTAAAGCTCGGTCAATTCTGATGTGGTCTTGTTGGTTGTAAGCCTGTGTCTTGCCGTTCTCTTTACGCTTAAGCCTTTGCTTCCTGTTAATCTCAGCAATAACACCTGGATTAGCTTTGTTGTACAACTTCTTGTACGCTTGCTCTTTTCCTTCAGCCCGTCTCTTAGCTTTGGACTTTCGGTTAGTCTCTTTGATTCTTTCAGGATGCTGTGCAATATACTTCCTTCTTTTATCTCGGTAATACTCAGGGTTTAACAGCTTATGCTTTCGATTCTTTTCTATTAGTTTCTGTAAGCTTGCGTAACTACCCCACTGCTCTGGATTCTTGCGTCCGTTTCGGTAAGTTATGAAGAACAATCCGGTTATGTGTGGATGCTTGTCGCCTCGTCTGCGGTCAGGTAATCCTGTTTGAACCAACGCTAAGTTTATCTTTCCTTTGTTAGCACCACTTTGATAGATGTATTTCTTCGGTACACTCATTCTTCTAATCGTTTGGTTTCGTCCTCAAGTAGCTGTTGCAAGGACAGGTAAAGTGGAAAGTATTTGTGGTTGGGATCAAGCTCCCCGTCAAACTCATTCCACATAATATGGTACATTAATTCTTCAATCATGTCGCTCGGTTGTAATAAGGTTTCTTTCATAGCATATCATAACACCAGGCAAAGAGTATCAATCCACAGATCAGGAAACAGCCAAAGCCTAGCATTGTCATCATTTTATTGGGTTGTCGGTTGTTTGTCGGATCATTCCTTCAATCGTTGAAGATCGGTTAATCAGTTCCGCTTGCAGCTCCTCCAGCCTGTCACGGACAGTTAAATTATCCGGAAGCTTTTCACGGACGGACAGGTAATGATGGATCAAAGCCCGGATGTGGTCGTTATCAAGGTCGTTCATGTCTAGGAAATCTGGGTCGGTTAGGTTGTTACTGGTCATTTATTAAGCATTGTGGGCAGGTATCTTGTGCCTCCATTTTTGGAGAAGTCAACCCACAAGTATCACACGGAATTTTTTCACAAGTTGATCGGTTATTTTGTGAAATTTTATTAAGCTCCTTGATAACACTCTTTGCTTGTTCTATGAAGTGTTCCTTTGATTCTGCTGTGCCTTGATACTCAGGATGCTGACGGCAAGCCCATATAAGCTGTGGACAGGTAAGGTATCGCTCGCTATCTATTCGATAGAAGAAAGCAACCTTTCGTCCGTTATGATCGGTTAGGTAGATGGTGACACTCATTCTTGAATGAAAGGTAAATAGGATTTAATACAAACATAAGTCCACTCAGTTGAGCCGTCTTCATACTCAACAAAATACTTAGTTGTAAAGCCGTAGTGATGTTCAGTTACATTTTTAATTTGTTTATTCATGTGGTCATGTAAGGTTGGTAACTAAATCGGATGTAATGTCGCTATGGTATTCCATGCAAACAAGTTCAAGATCATCCACGGATAACTTTGCAAGTTTGTCGTATACTTTCTGTGGACAATCCGTCCAAGTATCCTTGGAAATCATCCATCCAAGTTCAAGTAAGTAAGGAATAAGGTTTTTATGTTCTATGTAAGTATTCATTTTGTAAGGTCAGGTAAGGATTAAGAAGTAAAGTAGATCAAAGCGAATAGCCAAAAGGAGCCAAAGATTGCGTTGATGATTAAGAGATCTAAGAGTTTTTGTTTCATGAGAACATCTCCCCGTTTTGTGCTAAAATTTCAGCGTGGTATTCTTCAGCCAAGTTTTGTGCTACTAAGTCCCTGACAAGTTTAGTAAATGAATATCCAAACTGCTCCTTGTAATCATTAGAAGCTAACAAGCAAACAGCATAATAAGTTTTAGGAGCTTTAGTCATGTCAAAGGTATTCTTTTTGATCTTGCGTTGAAAGCTCTTTGCAATCGGAACAAGAAAGCGTTCGTAATAAGTGCTAGTGTTTTCAATCCATAACTGAAGCTCTCTGACTTCATGGCGTACTGATTCGATAGTTTCTTTATTCATTAGTAGTAGTAGTTATAACAAAGCGGAATTGCCTTGCTGATCTCACCTATTGAACGAATTTGAATCGCTTGTCAACACAATCTAAAAAAAGTTATTCACAATTTGATAGGGCAGAAAGTAATTGCTAATTGATACTGAGACTCAATCTCAATCTTTCAATCGTTTCAATTTAAAATGAAAAAAGAACTTTGAAGAAGAAAAACAAATACAAGACCAATCGCAAGAAGATTGCATTAAGGCGACTAACAAAAGCCATAGACTGATGACGCAAAACGCTAACAATCTCTGTTGATTTGCGAAAATAATTGATGCAGTTTTATTATGTTTTTACAACATCACAGCTTAGACTTTCATAAGTTACTGATTATCAACATAGTCACTATTCGCATAATAAACATTATGTCTAATTAGTATAACAATATCCCCCTCCCCTATAAAATACTTACGGGTATGCGGGGGTAATTAACGCACGCGTATATAGCGTAAGTGTCTCGCATTTTTTCACCAAATCTTTTTGGTAATGCTCATCATAAGCCTCTCAGATTTTTCTACCAAAACCTTTTGAAGCACCTATTTTTGCTTGTTATCTAAGGCATCTACATACTCTTCTATACCAGCTGTTATAGCTATGCTTATATAGTCTTCATCGGATGCTACCTCTTTGCCCCATTTAACAAGCATTTTATGGGTTTCATCTTCCATCTCCAGGTTCATCTTGGTAAACATCTCATCTTCTGTTGAGACGATCCGTATGATCGGAAGGTCAAGGGCTTCGTCAGAACTGTGGGTCAAAGGTGTCGGTGTCTTCTTCATCTAGTATTTCCTCATCGGGTGTAAAGATAACATCATCTGTTTCAGTTAGTACAGACAGCTTAGCAAAGTCTAAACACCCAGCTATTGTGTAGTCGTTAAGATCGTACTCTCTTTTAAAGCGGTATATGAGCTTTGCCAGTTCGTACTGGAAGGTGTCTGTTTGGTCATCTATATGCATGTGTTATAAGTATACTCTGTTTCGAGATGTTTTGGTAGCTTTTTCTCACACCCTGCTGTACCCCTGTTAAACACTGATGTTTTAACTTTTATGCTTTACACGCTTCCTTCGGCTGTTACTTTGTATAATAATGATATTTAGATATGTACTTTAGAGTTCGTTTTAAACGATCCTCAATGTATTAATCAAGGGTAAGTATACAAGCAATTACTTTAGAGTAGTATAGCTGCTATTGCTTTTATAGCTTCTTTTCCGTTAACACTACAAAGACTAAACCAAAGTTAGCTTCAGCTACCTCATATCAGTTCAGCGTTGTTGAACAGCTCATACATCCGTTCTTTCGCTGTTACTTTAACAAAGAGACTGATACTAACACTTTAACTTAGGTTTTTAAGGATAATTGTGTTTATAAATAAACCATGTAAATTAAAAGTCTAACTTCAGATTTTCAAGGTATAGCTACTATACTTAGTGTATTTAAACTAACTACAACAGCACCTATATATATCTACTAAAGAGAGCTATTGGTGAACGAAGTGAGCAATAGCGATGAGAACGAAGTGAACAAGGTTTGTTATAGAAGCTATATCCAAGTTACAGAAACTTTGTTATTCCTTTTATGAAAGCTATCAGTAAACTTTGTTAACTCTTCCTGTAGCAGCTCCTGTTTTCTTTCTAACATGTTTCTATCAGCTGAAGCAGCCATCTGTTCTGTCCAATAAGCAACAGCAATAGCTAAAGCGTCTAATCTATCATCGTGTGTTATACTACCTCTTTCTTTTGTTATACGAGATAGTTGATGAAACAGTTGGTAATAAGCTTGTTTTTCTATAGGGTAGCTAAGAGCAGACTGATAGTCATGCTTAATAACTTTAGGATCAACAATAAGTCTATGAGCGTTAAGCACTGGTTCTAAAGTATCTATGATCCGTAGCTCCTTTTGCTTAGAGTGTCGTACCTCCTCTATTGTTACAGGGTATGTTGTTCTAAACAAAGGTTTAATAAGTTCAGTAAAGATACCGTCACCAAAGTTACTTTCTACTACGATCTTGTTAACTTTGTTTCGTTTAGCTATATCAACAAGTTCCTTTAGTGTTTGTTCGCTGTACCCGCCTTTAAGACCTCCTGCTTCCGGTACATACAGATAACCATTCAACATACACACAACAGCGTAACCAGTCTCGTCTCCACCTCTACCGGATGGGTCAATACTCATAACACTACCTGTGTACGGTATTAAGTCACCCGTTGTACTGCTAGGTCTTTTATAGCGATCTCCATTGAATCCTACATTAGGTAGAGATAGATCAGCGTTAGCTATATCAGAAGACCAAATAACTTTCTCGTAAGCAACCTCCACATCGACATCCATAACTATTAAGTCGTTTATCTTTAGTGGGTATCTATCTTGGTCGCTAAGTCTAGGATTCAGTAAGAACTGTAGAGAGTAACCGCTGCGACCGTAGGATAGCTTCCTTTCCTCTAAATCTAAATCAGTGAACCTACCAGGCTCTGTTGATGTACCTATTGTCTCTTCTGTTATGTTATTTCCGACAAAGGGCGATAAATCGTCTCCGTATATGTTAGCCACATCAGACTCCTTTGGATACTCAGAAGGCCATATAGATGCCTTGTAGCCCCTTTCTCGAAGCTTCTGGTAAACACTCTCTTCTGTCTGTGGAGTACCAAGGAATATAATCTTAGAAGTATCTAATGGTTTTATGATAGCATCTGTTTCTTTTACCTGCTCAGATAGCTTATCCCTCATACCTTGTGTAGCTGCATTGTTAGCCACCTCTATATCATCGCAAATAATAATGTCAGCACGACTACCAGTTAACTGTGATGTTATACCAAGGCTCTTAACGGAGGGTGCATGAGAAGCTCCGGCTGGACCAACATCAAACGATAGTTTACTAAACCTTTGATTCTCGTTAGGTTTTAAATGTTGTAACACAGGCATCTCCTGTATCAGTCGTAGCACGAATGTACTGAAGTCGTCTGCCCGGTTTTTAGATGCAGACACAACAAGAATGTTTTTAGAAGGATCAAGTAACAACTCCCACACTACATAAGCTGATGTAATCCAACTCTTCCCGCACCCACGGAACGCCATCACTATACTACGCTTAGGACCGTGCTGTAGGTAGTCGCAGATAGAGTACTGTAAGGGGGTAGGGTCCGGCAGGTTCAGATGCTTCCATACCAGGTATACGAAGTTCTTAAAGTTCTTTAACTGCGGAGGTACTATTACATTCCGTTTGGTAGCCATCTCTCGGTGTTACGGTTTCCTTTACTACGGTTCCAATTAGCAGGTGCAATCTGTAAATTACTAGGGTGGTGTAAGCCTCCTATTGATAGAGGTACTATATGGTCTACCTCGAAAGGTATTTGAAGCTTTTCGGAGATTCGTGCACAGTGTGAATAAATTTGTTTTATAACACCCTCGTGTTCTTTTGTTAAACCTTCACTAGCTTTAAGTTTTATAGCTCTTTTTTTACCTGCGTGGTATCTTTGTAATTCTTTTCCCTTATCAGACCTAAACCATTCAGCCATATACTTCTTCATCTTTGGTGTTTTTTGGTATTCGGTTTGGTATTTTTTATAATAATCTTTACCTTTTTCTGATGTACGCCACTTTTCTTTCCTAAATTTTTCCTGCTCTGATCTATTGAAAGCGTGTAAGTAAGCTCTTCTTTTATCTGTTTTATTGTATGCAGTCTGAGTAGCTATGTAATTTTTCAGTGTTTCTGAATCTCCCCATCTTTCTTTACCTTTACTCCACTGTATATAAAACAAACCATCTACTGTAGGATGTGGGTTACCTCTACTAAAAGTTCTTCTAGCTTTACCTGTTTGTAGGGCTTCTTGGTTAAGCCTTCCTTTAAGTATACCTTTAGTATGTTTATACTTTTCTAGGCTATCTTTAAATAACTTAAGCTTCAGCTGCATCGTCTTCCCCAAAGGGTACATTAATCACTGTGTTATTCAAAGCCTCTAACGGTGAACCTACTCCGCTATCCATTACTATATTATTATCTTTAAGGAGTTGTCTTGCCCCATTGAGCAGTGCCGCGTTAAATTCGCCTTCGGCTTCCATTAACTCGATGCTATGTCTATATGCTTGAGCTACCTTATCGTGCAGCTTCGATGCCTCTTGGTGTGATAACATAAAATATATATTACAGTAGGTTTGTTATTAATACCAACAAAAAGAGCCGCCCCCGCTACGCAGTGGCGACCCTTAATGATGGATGAGTAACTAAACTCTTAGCTTAAAGCAGCTTCGAACTCGGAAACTGTTCCAAGTTCAACTCCGTTGTGATACAAGTTAGCATCGAAGTCTGCAAGAGCAGCCGATCCGTCTGTTGACGAAATATCGGTAGCAGCAGCAGTTGCTGAAGTTGTGTAGACGGCAAATTTATCTTCGCCTTCATCCCACACCAGAGCAACATTGCTTTCGGAAGAACCACGCTCAACGATGAAACCACCGTCATTCGAAGCGTTAGTACCGGAAGCAGCACCTTTAGAAAGGTTCATGATGCTGTCAGTTACATCGATGTTAGTGGTGTTTACGGAAGTCGTAGTACCATTAACAGTCAAGTTACCGCTGAATGTAGCGTTGGCAGCACTGATGTTACCGGAGAAGGAAGCGGAGTTACCGTCGGCAGCAAGGGAACCAGCTTGAGTTTGCAGAGCAGAGATGTCGCTGTCGTTGCTGGATACATTGCTTTGAAGGGTGGAGATGTCCGAATCATTCGAAGAGACATTACTTTGCAAAGTGCTAACATCAGATTGAAGTGAAGAAATATCACTGTCATTAGACGACACATTGGATTGCAAAGTAGCGATGTCACTATCATTCGAGCTTACGTTCGATTGAAGAGTAGAGATGTCGGACTGAGCAGTTGAAACGTCAGATTGAAGTGAGCTGATGTCACTGTCGTTGGAACTAACGCTGGACTGAAGACTGGAGATGTCGGTATCGTTAGAAGCAACAGCGTCAGCAACAGTTTTAAGTTGGCTATCAAGAGCTTCGTCAGCAGCTTTAAGGCTGGCAACAGAACCGAGATAGTTGGTCGAACCGTTAGCACTGTAAGCACCGTCAGTACCAAGACCAGCACCAGCTTGAGTAGCGTCAAGTTCTGTTTGAAGACCAGAAACAGTAGAAGATACTGAATCTACATAAGCCTTAGTGGCAGCGTGAAGGGAATCAGTAGGAGCACCTGAGAGCGTCAAAGCTCCGGTCATTGTTCCTCCTGCGAGGGCAAGCTTCTTATCAAGCTCTACTTTGGTTTTTTGACCCAATTGGGTAAGCAAACTAGACATAATATATAATCCTTTGTTGTGGGTTAGTTGTGTGAAATAAAGTTATTAGGAGAGCTAATAGGTGTCAAGCAACAGGTTCAGTTATTAGAATATCACCAATCTCTGTTGTTAAGCTATCTCCATCTTCTGCAAGTATATGTGTAACAGTGGGTACATTCCCGCCAAGTTCAATGATCTTCCAATCCGTTCCGTCGTCAATCGCCAGACAAGGACCACCGTTTCCGTCACCGTCTGTTACATAGATAACACGACCGGATGTACCGTTTTCTGGTAAAGCTGACGCTAGATACGAACCGAATTGTATAGATTGCGATACAGACAGTGAGCCACTTATCAACCCTCCAGACTTATCAAACTTATCACTAAGCTTGGCTTTAACCTTTTGTCCTAATTGTGTAAGTAAGCTACTCATATCGAGGCGGTTTTATATTAGGGTGTAGTTAAGCCGTCAAGGAAATCTTGGTAATCACCAACATCCTCCTCGTGTGCATCTAAGAAGTACGGTAAATCATTCCAAGCATCCGTCCCGTTTCCGATCTTCATCCTGTTGCGGGTACTGTCCAATTCAAGGCCTATTTCCCCTTCTAAAAGTACGGGGTTGGCGGCTGCCCAATTGCTGGGGGTATCCCTTCTAAGTTGTATTCTTTTACTAAATGTAGACATTTGTTATGCTCCTCCTCCTTCGTAAACATCTAAGTTATCACTAGCAGTTGCTCCTAAAGAATCGATCTGTGGGTCACTCAACGGTGCATTACCACCACTTAATCCGATGATGTCTGGATCAGCTGTAATGGAATCTGTCACTACTTTAGCAGCTGTTGCCGTAGCTATCGCTTCCGTCGCACTTCCCGAAGCTACCGCTCCAAGTGTATTGTATTGAGCGATTAATGGACTCGGTCTAACAACACGAGGTCTTCTGTACGGTCTAGCCATGTTAAGCTACTGATTTAGCCCCTCTGCACTTCCATTTCTTTCGGCTGAGGCTATTAGGACTATTAGGATCATTCTTCCAGTTTCCTTTTCTTAATAGCTAACTTCTTACGCTTAACAGCCATCAGATCTGCTTTTGTTATGTGACCTCTAGGTTCAGCCATAGCTGCTAACCGTTGTTGTTTTTTAGATTTGTACGGCATGACTACTTACTTCTTCGGGAACCCACGCTTCATATTAGCGTAGGCTTTAGGAGATATAGTAGATTTACTTTTACTTCTACTGATGCCCAAGCTTTTACGTTTGTTAATCCTATCGTACAATCCAATTTGATTTCCCATTGTCTATTTCCTCATTAATATTTCCATCATCCGGTCTAACTTACCGTGCATCTCGTTGATAGCTTGTTCTACTTTACCGATCCTACTTTCAACAGCAATGTCACGCTCCCGTTGAGCAGCTAACTCCACCTCTATCTTAGTCATCCGTTTATCACCAATGTCTAAGCGTTCGATAACACGTTTGATAATCCACCCGATAACTCCCAGGGCAATAGCTAGAGCGGTGTTAAGAAGACTTGGGAGGGAATCAATCATCCTATTACAACGACTTTGATGTATTTAGAATCAAAAGTAGTGGTCGAAAGTCCACCTGAACTATCCATATCACTATAACCATTTTGCCCTAATTGTAGCTCAATTGAATTACTGGATATAGAAGTCACCAAAGCACCGGAGTTAAATTGAGTACCGCCACTAAAAAAAAGCTCGCTGTAAATTTGTTGTGCGTTAGTATCCGAAGCGGATGAATTAACATAAACAGCTACTTGTATATCTGTAGTTCCCAAGTTATGCGTAAAAGAATAAGTACTTCCGTTAGATAAACCTGTACCACTGTCGTTAAACCACCCGCTACTGTACTTAGAGAGACCTCCAATTACATTTCCATTCTTTCTGAAATCACCAGTAATGTTTACATCACCCTGTATATCTAGCATATACTGTGGGTTGTTTTGACTGATACCTACATAACCATTGGAAGCTTTAATATTAAAGCGGTCAACCCCTGCTTGAGTTCCAGCGTCATCCGTAGTGTATATCCTATAGATGCTATCTCCTACTCCATAGTTATCTATAACAAACCGTTCTTGAGTAGCGTCTTGTGCACGGAGTACTATCTGACCACCTTCTGGTGTTCCTGACTGTCTATCTTTTAAAATCTCAACTGTACCGTCTACTGTTAGTAAACTGGATGGTGTAGCGGTTGTACCTATTCGCACTTGTCCGCTAGAATTGATACTAAAGTTAGCGTCTGTATCACTTATCTTAGCACTCGTAACAGCATTGTTAGTTATCGTCAGAGCAGTAGAACCAGTAACATCGCCGGTGTGTGTAGCGTTAGATACCTTCGCTGTATTAGCAGCAACTGCTGAGTTATTAGCTACTTCCGTATCAAAGTCTGTAATGTTAGCAGCTGTGTGTGTATGAGAAGCGGCAGCAAAAGCACTAGCGTGTTGTCCGTCTAACAAATCCGCATCCAATCCGCTACCTGTTCCGTCAACAGTCTTAACTGCTGTTAGTATTTCAGATGCAGTTTGATCTGCGGTAGCACCAGTCTCAATACCGTTTAGCTTCGTCTTATCAGCACCTGTCATCACGCCAGCTAAACTAGTAGTAGCACCAGCAACCGTAGTATTTGTACCTGTGGATGAAGTGATTTCTACATTATTAGCAGTTGGTGTATTCCCTAGATTCGTAGCACCAGCACCACTAGACCCACTAGAAGCAGCAGTAATCCGTCCGTTCTCATCCACTGTAATATCAGTGTTAGTATAAGAACCAGGAGTAACAGCAGTGTGATCTAACTTAGCAGCGGTAACAGCGTCGTCTGCTATTTTATCTGTAGTGATAGCAGCATCAGATATATTAGCTGTGTCAATTGGTCCACCTGGAGTGCCTGAAGATACTGCAACAGCAATCTGTTGATCTACATAGCGTTTCCTAGTAGCGTGATTATCACTGCTTGGATCGGCTCCTGGTAGTGTCAGAGCACCCGTCATTGTGTCCCCACTCTTAGATACCTTTGAGTTGGTCAGAGTCTGGTCACCGGATGCACGATTGGCTGCTTCAGCTGCAACAACACCATCTACATAAGTCTTATTGGTCAGATCATTAGCAGTAGTAGGAGCAGCAGCTTGTACGACTTTAGCTGGGCTAGTCATGGTTAAATCACCAGACATACTATCACCAGTTCTAGTTACTTGCTGAGAGTCTCCTGTTATACGAGCAGCAGCTTCAGTGGCTACCTCTCCGTCTACATAGGACTTGTTAGTAAGAGAGTTATTAGACGAAGGAGCAGAAGAAGAAGTGACTTCATTGGAACCCATATCTAGGTTACCTGTCATCGTGTCCCCAGCTTCGTCTACATATCTACCGTCTGCATATCCTTTAGTAACAGCATCGTCGTCGGAGTCCGGATCAGCTAAGTTCTCCAATCGTAATCCATCAGCGTTAAACTGTCCGTCATCATTCTTTGAGATAGTACCACCAGACACACCTTCTTCTGCTTCTTCAGCGAGGTAGCGGTTGTGTAGGTATGCGTTATCCAACTCGGTCTCGGTCAGCACTGATCCATTAGCAAAGTCTACAAGACTAGTATTAGCGTCGCTGTCTCGTAACACCCGAATCTTCCACAAGCTATTAGGAGTAGAATCAAGAACTACTCGTGTACTAGGTGAGGTCGATACAGTAAAGGCTGTGGTTCGTTCCCACTTATTGGTTCCACCTGCTGGACCTTGGTTTATCTCAACTACTACATGAGATGTTTTAATGTATGGAAATGAGAACGCAAATTCTTTACCATCAGTTCCGGTTCCGTCTGATCCGACATAGTCTACATAGGTGTTTGCCATGATAATATATTATTAACTATTGAGTTAGGAGTTCAAGCACTTAGTCAAGAGCGGGTAACATTAGTTCTTCCATACCCTTGGTGCGTTCAGTTCTTTTTCTGCGTCTTTCTTTCACGCCTTCTATTCTTACAAAGTTCTTCCAAGATACACCGTCTTCATCAACATAGTTATTATATCTCCGATCTTCTTTCATCTGATTCCAAAAGTAAGACCTGTATTCATCTATGTATCCACTTATCAAATCAATCTTACTAACTTCACCTTCTAATACCTCCCCAGCAGTTATAGCATCTCTATATTCTTTAGTTCTTATTAACTTCCTTATAGCACCCCTAAGTGTAGTATTGTAGACCTTACCGCCAATTTCCACTTCCTTCTTCTTACTGCTTATTAAATCAGCGTAGGCTTGAAATAACGGATATTGATTAGATTTATTCCTAAACTTTCTAAGGTCTATATCGCCTCGCAAACCTCTTTTTCTATAAAAGTCTTGTTTACCTACAGGTTCTCTGAAGTTAGTAATCTCACCCATAACAGAGTCATCCTTTACATCAGTAACATGAATAGGATTAACCATACCCCACAAACCTTTCTGACCGTATATACGGCTAACCTTCTCGCCAAATAAATTTCTTTCAAATCTTTGGTTTGTCCTGCCTGATCTTAACCTAACCTTCTCTTGGAAACCTATAGCATATTCTGCATATTCTTGATTTATTTTATTAAATTCAGAAATAGGTCTAGGTAGTAATGTACCCACTTGACTCGCTGCAAAGGATTCCCATTTACCCTCTGGAGTGTTAGGATTAAATAAATCCATGAAATCACTAAGACCTCTCAAAAAGTATTTGTTTTTAAAATTATAAATCAAGGAGGTTAACATTACATTAAACATATTTACATCATCGTCCGTAGGGTCTTCTTGTGAAAATTCTAAATGATGAATCATATCAACATAAGACGACAGGATTGTAGATAGTGGCTCTAACCTGCTGTAATCTATAGCCTTTAACTCACCATCCCACTCAACATATATATGGTTAGGTTTCCACGCAGCTTCCCCTTTAATCAATCTATCCCTTTGTTCCCTACTTAAATGAGCACCTGAGCCTGTTATCCTACCAGCAGCCAGCCAGTGTGTAATTCCTACTAATAAAGTAGTTCCAAGAAAGAAATCAGTTAAAGCTTCTGATTTTATTTCAGCTTGTTTTAGAATTAAATCTTCTTTTGTTTTTACTAAGTCAGCTCTTTGTCTAAAGAAATCATCCTTAGCATCTTTTGTTATAAGTTTAATAGTTAAAGCATTATCTATATCTTTTATAGATTTTTCTAAACTTCTAATAGCTCGCTGAGTATTTGTACCTATTGTGTTTTTAGTAACACCACCTAAAGCCATTAATCCTAAATGAGTACCCCTAGTGATAGGGAATTTATCTACAGACCATTGAGCAACCGCTGTTGGTGTCTTTATAAACATAGATAACCACCTAGCTGCTATTTTAGATGGGTTCATATATGGGTCATCGAATCTTGAAAGAAAGTCAGGACCCCCTCTACCGCCACCTCTCGACCAATCAGCGAATCCTTTAGCGAACTGAGATACATATTTATCAGCGTATTCTTGTTGAAATGTAATCATCCTAGATAGCTGTTCGATGTCCTGCTGTCCTTCTAATTGAGCAGCCCTGATAAGACCGTCGTCTGTTCTAACAACAGCTTTATCTAAACCATCTTTGACAAATTCTTGTAACTGTCTTCCTGATAAACCATTCTCGATTCCTTGCTTCGTAAAGAAAGCATCTTGATTACGCATATAACCCAAGAATATCATAGCTTGATCCGGTATCTGCATGGCTCTAAACGATAAATCAAAAAGGGGTCGGGTTAGTTTACTTAAACGAGTAGAAGCTTCCCCTAACGCCACATCTTCTAGGAATCTTCTAAATAATGTAGCATTCTCTGGGTTATCTACACCGTAAGCTTTTACCATTTTCTCAAGTTCTTTTTTGTTTTTAAAGTTTATAGTGTAAGGCTTTTCTTTAGCTTTTACCGAGTCCAACACGCTAGTTAAATCTTCTTCATGCCTTCTCATTATTTGAGGCATAAAAGAACCCTCATCTCCGTATTTAAGTGTGTTCTTAGCCACCCTCAATGCGTCTACAAAAGATGAGAAGTATGATTTTGTAGCAGCTATTTCAGCAATAGCTAACTTATGTGCTTTTACTTCTCTATTTAATCTATTTATCTTTTGTAAGTTTTTTGTTTTTAATAAAGTTTTTAAAGCTGTTTCAAGTGGTTGTAATGTTAAATTAATAATACCAGAAGGTAGACCTACAAGAAAAGTTCTGAAGCCCATTAACAAACCGGTATTCATTCTATAGGTTTCTAAAGCTCTAAGTGATAACTCTATGTTATTAATACCTTCAGTGCCGTGTCTACCCATCGCCTGGAATGCCTTAAGAAATTCTTTATTAAATTCATTCTTAGCTGCGATCTCTTCGTTCTTTAGTATATCTGTTAATACTTTCCTAGACTGTCTGACTTCTGTCTTTAATTGTTTAATACCTTCGGGGTCAACTTGTGCTTTTCTGGCGTTAACTTTTAAATACTCTTTTATCTCAGCTATGCTTTTATCAGCCATTTCATCCAACTCTCTTATTTGAGATTTCAATGAATACTGCTTGTACAGTTCTTTAGATTTAAAGTTTCCTAGTATACTATCCCGCACAGAAGCTACAGTGTTAGCTAGTTCTACTCGTATCGTATTTAATAAAATATCTTTCTCCGATTGACTCAGTTCTTTTATTTTACCAGATAGATCGGACATAACATCATCAACTAACTGCCTCTCGGTTCCTGAATTAACAGCAGCTCTGATCTTATTACCTATGTTCTCAACTTCTTCTCTTAATATTTTCTCTACTATCTTACCCCTATTAGGCAAGCTATCTATAAATCTTTGACTGTTAACACCTTCTTTTAAATCTTCCAGTATCCGTAAAGACCTGTTTACTTCGTCGGCTGGTATGTCTTTAGCTTTAGTTATATCCGATATGATTTGATCTATGGATTCTCTGTATTTACCAGGGTTCTTAACTATATCTTGAACATCAGCTAAAGCTGTCTTTACTTTCTTGGCTACCTTTTTATTACCCTTCAGTGCACCATTTAATGTAGTCGTGACTCTGTTAGAAAATAACTCCAACGCTGCTTTATTAGTTGGTTCTTTAGTCCTAAGTTCTTTAATTACTTGTTTACTTATTCTTTGTTTATAGTTACCCCAAATAGTGTTTAAGCTACTCTCGGCTGTAAGGTTAAATTGTTTGTCTAACGCAGCAGCTAAGTTACCTGTTTCAGCTACTTCATCCAACAAAGATAATTCAGTTCTTAATCTTTTAACAATATCTTGTCCGTAGTTAGTACCCGTCTTTACGCTATTTATTAGATTTAATAAAGTATCTATATTATCTAACTGCTTGCGTACCTCTGGTTTATATTCAAAAGGTTTAGTTAAATCCACTACCTCTTTCTTTCTAAAACCAGCGAGTAATCTTCCTGCGAAATTTCCTACCTTAGCTCTTATATCTACGAGTTTTCTATTTCTAAGCAGCTCGTCCTCAAGTGTTATTATTTTACTTTTTATTTCATCAAAGGATTTACCTACATCAACATTAGACTCTTTTAACACAGCATTATCTAGCTTTGATATATCTTCTACTAAACTATTTACTTTAGGTGTTAAACGCTGACTAAGCTTAATAGTCTCTTGGACCAAGGCTTGTACTTGTAATGGGTAGTTTCTTTGTCCTTGTATAAATTGAAATACTTCATCAGCTGGGTCCACCTTTGGTTTAGGTTTCTCAATGACAGGTGTCTCTACTTCAGGCTTAAGGGTTTCTTCTGCTTTAGGTTTAAATTCTAAATCAAAGTCCTCCAATTCAGGCTCATCAACCTTTGGTTTAAGCTCCACATCAAAGTCGTTTTTAGCTGGATCGATCTGTTCACTAAGGTCTTGCTTAATAGCGTTCTCTTCTTCAACAGCTTCCTTTAAATCTTTCAACGCTTTCTCCGGATCAGCTTTTCCTTCAGAAGCTTTCCTGACTTGTCGTAATGCTTCTATCTTCCTTGAACCCGCAGCTATAACCCTACCTAAACCGTTAACAGTTAAGTTAACACCAGCTCCCATAGCAGCTCCAATATATAACTCCTCTAGTCTTTTATCTACTGCTTCTTTAGCTTCTAAATCATCAACATCAGTTCGTATATAATCAGCTACAGCACCTTTTAAAAAACCTTCTGAAGCTACTTTAGTTACCCCAAATAGTTTTTTACCAAGTTTAGTAGATGTAAATAATTCCTTACCGACCGCTAGTCCTTTTTGTATTTTAGGAAGTTGAGCAGGTAGTGTTACGGTCTTAGTAAATAAACCACCAACACTAAAGAAAGATGTTAACCACGATCCTATATCTGCACTAATATCTACTACTGCATTCTTAGGATCGCCTAGCCACTCTTCTTCCCACCGAGCAGCTTTACCATCACCCAGCGGAATACCTTCATTAACTACATTGTATAAGTCTTCAGCCGTTCTAACAGCTGATCTCTGTATTATTTCAGCAGCGGGTTTGTGCCTTGTAAGATATGTAGCTGTAGCTTGTCTAACCCAAGGATGCCAAAACGGTTCACTTTCGTTTCCTCTTACTGGTTCCTCATCAACAAAATCTACAACCTCATCTTCCTCTTCATCTCCAAAACCAGCTACCCAATCTTGAGGAACCTCCTGTGGTTTAACTTCTGTTGTTACATCTCCAGCTTGATCGGCTTCTGTATCAAAACCAGCTAACCATTCTTCTTCAGTAGCCATGTTACTGTTGTGCTTTCAGTATGTTAAGTTGTGCGTCTTTTACCAATAAAATATCTTTATCGTCGATAACACCAAAAACCTCATTCCATTTTTTAAAGATAGGAAAAGCATCTAAGTCCCTTTCAGCTTTGGGTGTTTTTGAATACACAGACCATTCTTGAAATAAACCAACTACCTCTTCCTTCAAAGCTATCTTGTCTGTATAAAATGGAGTCTCTCTAAAATCTAACTCAAACTCTGATCTATCTGATAAATACTCACTAGGATTCTGGTAGCCCCATTTCCTACGCATCAATTCATATATATTGATTAAATCTACATTATCAGGGTTTTTGTTGTATGCATTTTTAACAACATTAGCTTTATTCCAAGCTATTCTTCTATCTTTTATTTTATTCGGACCAAGCTCATTAAGATCAACATTTCTAATTATTTTAGATTGTTTTTCCATTTCTTTCTCTTCTTCCGTAGGTGGTCCAAAATCTGTTATACTTTTAAGAAATCCTTTAGATACTGGTTTTATAATAGATTCTAGTTTCTCTTGAGAGGTTTCCTCATTTATGTCTAAAGCATCTAAGAACTCTTCTCCTTTAGCTTTAGCTTGCTCAATGCCAACTATCGTACCTTCTTCATAAAACTGTTTAGCTTTAACAAAATCAGACCAATTACCCATCACTTCAGTTTTAATTTCTTCAAACTTGGACTTTATTGCTTCAAGTCTATCTGGGGCGTTCTTTAATTTTATCTGAGCTTCTTTTATCTTTTTATTATATAAATCTTTAAATATAGGAGTGTCGCTATCTATTTCCCTTCGGACATCCCCAACTTTTAATTTAGGATAAAACTCTAGTAATGTATCTTCAAACCCTGCATCTAAGCTGCTACGGTAGTCTTTATAGCTTTCATCTCTTTCAAACCAAGTATTCTCTTTTTCCTCAAGTTCCACTCTAGCAGCAATAGCTTTAGCAGCGGGATCAGTTATAGGTCCGCTCGGATCATAAGAGTCTAATATATCTTTAGCCTTAATTCCGCGCCCCACTCCTTCTTTTATAGCACCTTCAACATCTTCTAGTTCATCTCTAGGTAATGAAGCTCTTGCCCTATCTTGCCTCTGAACAATCGCAAGGTCCATTTTAGGTAACGCCAAACCATAAGCTTCTCTCTTAGCGTCGTTAGCGTAATATAATCTAGTATAAGAAAGCAACCTGTTCGGTGTTCCTGATTTCAGTAAATCATTTGCTTCTTTTTCTATATCACCCTCAAAACCTACATCTTTCAGGAAGGCTTGAACGGCTGATAAGCTAGTGTTGTCTACACTTTCTATTCCAGAAGGACCGTCAACTATCGGATGTAAAGCTGCATTAAATACAGTCATTATATCATTAGCATCAAACTCAACATCCTTTTTAATAGCCTCTTTTAATTCTTGTATTTGAGATTTAAAAATTAAAGTTTCTTTCCTGATCTCAGCGTTAGGTCTATTTATATTTCCTAACTTACCGCCTTCGCCTGTTAAATCTACACTTGTTATAGCATTTAAAATCTTTTCAGCTTTGTCTGGTTGTTTTTGAAATAACAGATCGCTTACAGCTGTCTTCGCCATTCCGTTCCAAATTAACTCAACCATCCTAGACCTTGGTATACGATCCTCTTTAGCTCGTTCTTCCATCCAAGTTTTTAAGCTATTCTCGAAATCTTTATAGTCGTCCTCTACACTAGCCTCTAGTATCTGATTAGGAAATCTATCATTAGCATCTTCAATAACTAAGCTTTCGTTGTGCTCTTGAGTGGCTTTGTCTCTCCGCTTAACAGCGTTGTTATAAAAACTATTCTCAATAGAGTCAGCATAATCACCGAATCCTTGCATAGCGAATTGAGAACCACCTAACTGATCTGCTATCTTCTGTCTTTCTTCAGCTATTATATTCTCTATGATGTCTGCATCGCTGTCTAGGTTCTGAGTTACCTCTTCCATCCTAGCTTCTAAGTTACTAGCGTAAGTCTTTCTACCGACCCTCTGACCAATGCGTCTTCGATATGCTCGTTGATAACCAACAAGTTGTGATCTAGGTAACAATCCTTGCTCTACTAACTTCTCTCCGGTTGCATCTAATCCTTCAATCGATTGTTCAAGATCAGCAGTAGCTGCCTCCATCTCACCACGCTCTAATCCTTTTTCGTACTGGAACTTCTGAACTTGTCCGTATGCTTGCAGTGCTGGATTAACTTGACCTAAAGCATCCGCTAAATCCATCAACTTGTTACGACCAGCCTTCTGCATCTGAATGCCGTACTGACCTGCTCGTTGAATGGTAGGCTGAATACCAGGAGCAACATCCCCTAGTCCTTGTACTTGTACTCGTTCCTTAGCCATTATGCTGTCTTTGTAGATTTAGTTGGAAGTCTGCTTCCTATATCAAGTCCTGTACGATAACCGCTAAGACCGCTTTGTATACCGCCTAACACAGCACCTAAACCGCTTGGTCTATCTATTGGTTGTGACAATCCGATCTGACGCTGTTGTGTAGCAAACCCTGCTTGTTCAAGTCCTAAGCCTGTACCTAATGCTCCAAGCTCTTGCTGTCTTAACAAAGCACTACGATACCCAGCTTCTTGTCTCATATAGTCATCCATCAACGCTTGAACGCTCGCACCTGCTACTCCTGCTTCTCCAGCAGATACTCTAGCTCTAGCAAGTGCTGCTTGTGATTTACGACTGACTTGTTCAAGTTCCCGTCCAACAGCTTCCTGCTCTTGTGCTTGACGCATACGCATCGAAGTTTGTTCTTGCTGGAAACGCTGACGCTCTGCTGCTTGTGCTTGTTGTTGGTAAGCTGCTTGTTGTTTAGCTTGTTGTCGTTGACCTGCAAACTGCATAGCCGAACTAGCTACACCTAAAGCACCGGTTGTTGCAGCAAGCCCTGTAGTTGTTAAAGTTGCTGCAGATACTCCGGCTGCGGTAGCTGCTGACACAGAACCATAACCTGCTACTAAAGCTCCTATTGCTGGAAAACACATAACAAAATTACTTCCTCTCTAATATAAATGACAGATAGTTATCGTACTGACAATCGTTAAACTCAGCACCTAACCACTCCAACCATCTAATGCTCAGTGTGTTAGTACGCATAACAAAGTTAGTTAAGTAATCAAATCCTACTAGTAACTCCTCCATCCGCTCCTTAGAGTGTTGTAAGAAGAACTTCTTAATCTTTGGTAATCTTCTAGTACCTAATAACCAAGCACTTCCGATATTAGTACCGTTGATAGGAGCCACTCCAAATGAACAGTATAGATAGTTGTTATCATCCTTTACACTGTAGCACTTGCTGGATGTAGCGTAAGACATATACACAGCATCTCTAGGGTGGGACATTAATCCAAGGATCTCTAACATATCTTCCTCCCGTAAGTCTTCGTACAAATCAGGAGCATCCATATCAAGTTGTGCTTCATCTATTCTAAGCTCCATATCGTTTACTTCTCCCAGTTACCATCGATTCAAACTCTGCAGCTAACAACTTGACTGGCAAGGCAGAACTACTCTTCACTTCAATCGTAGCTTCTTCTGGTCTGCACTGTACACCAAATCTAAAGTGTCCGCTCTCTGGGGTGAATCTATCAAGAGTAGATATAGAAGATAACACAGCTGGATTGTATACATAGCTGTAAGTATCTCTGAATCGGGAAGTTACTTCTACTGTGAAGTGTCCGGTATCTGCGTACTCTATACTAGCGTTACGAATAGTTTGGTATGTGTAATCAGATGCACTGCGTCCTCCTCTTTCTGTTGGTTGCTTCAACGCTTGATTGGAGAACCTGTACAACATATTGTACGGCTTACCCACTACAAAGTAATATTTATTGTTGTAGAATATATTCGGTCCCCATTCAGGAGCGGAAGGTACTTCAGTAGTTGATTGCCAATGTATGCCTGTAGCAAAGTTGGAAGGTGATGTGTGGTTAATTTGACACCTATAAATAGTACCCTGAAAGTAAGTAACAGATGGTGACCAGGCTGGTGTATCCTCTAGTGGATATACTGCTTTTCTCCAGTACTGTGATTCAAAAGTAGAAACGGATGTGTGGGTCTTTATACAGTAGTAATACTCTCCATCATACTGAACATAAGCTCCTCCGTTATCTACATAACTAGCTATGAATCCTTCGATCTCTACAGATGTACCGCTACTTGATCCGACTAGCTTACGCTCTGATCCACCCTTAGTGAACACTGTAGTATTATCAACAGTAGCTCCGTATCCGTCTGGTAGATTAGATATAGTAGTTCTATTAGTTTCTTCGTCGTAATTAACAAGTAAGTCAGGGAAGTTATCGTTATCGTAATCCCTATCCCCATCCACTCTGTTGTCTAATAACAATGTATAATCCAATCCGACATCTGTCAGAGCATTCTCAACAGGCATCTCTACTAACACCTTACCGTTAAGTATTAAGTATAATGTACTGTCTATAAAATCAAATCCTGTAACATCGTCATCAAATGTCCACTTCTGCCAAGCACTCTGTATCTTTTCTTTACCACTCCAGAAGTACTTATAGACATATAGTGTCTTAGCATCTGTATTATCTTGTAACAACACCATCGACTCAGAAGCTGATCCAGCCATCTGTTTAATCTTGGATGGTATATACTTAGGTATCTGTGATGTTATCTCTTCCGCTTCAAATACCTCAGTGTTGTTATCAACAAAGTACTCAAACATTCCTTCGTATTGTCCACGATTAAATGGAAAGTAGATATAAGGACCAAGTGCAAGTGGAGCGATACCGTCTGATATATCGTACTCTGTGACTGGAGATATTGCTACAGTCTTAGGTGATAACACATCTGCCCCTCTCAATACGAACTGTGAGTTATCACTGAATAACATCAACTTCTCTTGGAACGGTAGAGCGTGTTGAAGAATTGCTACCTTTGTGTGGCTTAATCCTACATCTATCGGTGCACTGTCTAACAACTGCTGTGTAGTAGTACGGAAGAAGTTAAAGTATTCATCTGCTTCGGAGAAGATAACATTGCTATCTGTGAGGAATCCTAAACGGTTCTTAAAGAAGAATACATCGTTGATGGTTTTACCTACAAAAGATGGGAATGGATTGGTTCCGTCGTTACCAGCTGCTCTTTTTGCCCACCCACTTGTTTCTGGCGGTGTTAGGTTTAAATCTTCTTCTGGTGATTGTAATTTAAATGATGTTATATCATCTCCTGTAAACACAGGAACCAAAGTAACAGGCATAGTAGTAGCATCTAAAGTAGTTTCTATAGCTGTTAACACACCACTCTCAGATTCATCTCTTGTCCATCCAAGACATTCAACCCAAGTACCTTCTCCAAACTCTGACTTATCTTTAGTAGAGAATCTAACGAAGTAATCGTCTTGGTCTATATCAGCATCACCTTTTACTTTTATAGAAAAACCATTAAAACAAGATTTAGGTAGATCAGTAATGCTAGCTACTTCTTGATACGCTAATCCTAAACCTTCATTTGCTAGTCCATCTTCTACTCGTATCTTAAACGGACCGTCGTTACTTTTTATTTTGATTACACTACCTTTTCTAGTTATGTCTACATTAGCCCTAGAAGTTGTAGTAGCGGTCAAACTTTCACCACCACCTCCAGTTAAAGCACTAGGCCAGGGATACCAACCTATACCTTCCCGCCAGTAATACTCTCTCACAGTAAATACTAAAGGATAAGTCGATTGGTCTGAGCTGAAACCAGTACCTTTACGAATCATGTCTACGCTAGCTATCTCTCCAAAGCACATTCCAGTGGAGGTTATAAGGGTACAATTTATATTAGCGACACCTAAAGCCGATGCTGTACCGTCACCGAATGTAGGTTGTGTGACTTCTACTTCTACTTTATAACTTGCGTCTCCACCTATGAAATAGCTTCCTCCATTAACGACTTGAATCTCATCTATACCTATTAGAGTAGCTCCAGTTCCTAACTCACTATCTAAACATAACTTTAAATCTTTAGCTATAAATTCAGTATCAGCGTGTTTACCTGCGTGAGTACCTGAGCTAGGACCGCTAATATAAGTAGAAGGTTGAGCATTTGGAACATGAACATATTCGTGGTGGTTGTCAAGGGATGTATCAGGAGGCACTAAACTGTCATCTATATAAATACTGTATGCCTTCTCGTAATCTCCCAGCTTAACAAACACAAGAGCTTCATCAGCTGGTATTTGACCTAGTGATACTGGATTCTTATCAACCTCTTTTGTTCTATTAACAAGGAATGTGTAGTCAGCTACTGTCAGTGCTCGTATGTCTGTTAACGGACTACTGATACCACTGAGGTAACTCTGTGCAATAGATGTAGTAGTTACTGGGATGTTTGTTCCGCTAGCAAGATCAATAACACCAAGTGAAGGAGTACCGCTACCAAGAGACACAGTGACACAATACTTGTTTTGTTCATCTCTTTTTACGAAGTGTGTGAATAGATTGGTAGGTGTAGAACCACTGTTAAATTCATTGATCCATCTGGTATTCGGACGCTTTACCAATCCTTCAACAACAGTAGCCCAAGCATTGATTTGTTCGTCACACTGTCCAGGATACCGTAAGTTATCTGGTTGTTGAGATACCCCTTGAGCGAGGTTAGGAACGCTTGTTACGACCAACGGCATCGCTTTATCTATCTAATACTCGTAAGACGCTGTAGCTGTCGAAGATCGTTCTGTCTGCATTCTCAGAGTCGCTATCGATTGCACGGGCTTTCGCTTCTACTTCATCTCTAAGGGTAAACCCTTCTATCTCACGAGTGCCTATGAATCGATTAGCGAATACTCTGGCAGCCTTAACAGCAATATAATGTCTGATCTGTTCTGGCAAATCTTCAAACTCTAATTCAAATGTAATAGTTCCTTTTACGCTAGAGTCCCACTGTTCTGTGTGGTTCTTTCTGTCGTATAATTTCAGACCTCTTTGTACAGGATCAACACTGGTGTATAACAATGGATCGAGGTCAAACTTCAAAGTGTTAGCCGGAAGTGTTATTCTTTTTGACGAGGCATCCGGAGTCAGTTCGTATTCGTGTTCTGTGTTGCAGTGCCAACCTTCTGACTGAATAGCTCTACTTGTTTCTTCTAATGCAGCTTGAGCTTGTATAGCTGATATTGGCAGACTAACGCCTGTAAGTGTATTGATAGGTGCTTCCCCAATAACGGAGATCATTGTATTTACAGCTTCTAGTTTCGTCGTCAGTGCCATGATATGTATATAAAATTAATCCCGATGGAGGGAGCGGAACGAATCACAGACCTCCCAACACCGAGAGAAAACAGGTTATGCGATCAATTCGATAGCACACTCTGGACG